GGTTTGGATCATTGACAAGCCGAAAGACCAGACGCCTTATGCTGAAAAGCATGACCTCGCTGATGTTATAAGCGAACTGAAACAAAAAGGGCAAAAATGGCTAATTTGGCGCAATCCGAAGGAAGGAGGCAAGCCCCAGAAAATTAATGTGCAGTCAGGTAAAGTAACTAAAGAATATCACGCCGCGATACTCAAAGCAGATGAGGAACAAAGGCTAGTTTTTGGGGTGGTTCTGGAGCCTGATACTGTAGACAGTCAGGGCGACACCATTTCCGCTGATGAGATCGAAAAAGCGGCCCACCGTTTTTTGGTGAAGTCCCGGGTTGTTGGCTTAAGGCACATCAAGAAAGCTCCTGCCGAAGTGGTGGAGAGCTACATCGCGCCCGATGACTTCGAAATGGGCGGGCAGAAAGTGAAGAAGGGTAGCTGGGTGTTGGGTGTGCATATCCTGGATGATAAGCTCTGGGAAGCCGTTAAAAAAGGAGAATATCGATCTTTCTCTGTCGGCGGCTTTGCTATTCGTGAGGAGGTGGTGTAAAAAAAGTGTGGGGTGGAAAGAAAGTAAGGCGACTGAGGGAACTGGATCCTGCGGAAGTTAGCCTTGTGCCGTGGGGGTCAAATCAAAAAGAGGTTATTTTCAAGGAGGATGATTCACCTATGGAAGAAATTCTGAAAACTGTTTTAGAAACTGAACTTGATGACGAACAGAGGGTCGAAGAAGTTCTGAAGGCAACTAAGCTATCCGGTAAGGCACAAAACGCCGTAAAAGGGGCTTTACGGTTGCTCAACGCATATAAGGACGAACTGCCTAAAGATATCATGAAGACCTTGGCTGAATTGGCCGGCTACGGCTATCCGGCACCGACCGAGAAGGCTAAGGGCAAGAAAGACGAAGAAGAGGATAAGAAGAAAAAGTACGGCTATCCTGCACCGACAAAGAAAGAAGATGGTAGTTGGGACTTTTCCGGCATTCCAGAAGAAGTCCGTCCTGCTGTAGAGGCCCTTTGGAAAGAGCAGCAGGAAGCCGTTAAGAAAGCCGAAGAACTTGAGAAAGTACTCAAGGAAGAGCGCGACAAGCAGCTTCGCAAAGAGTTCATCCAAAAGGCTGCTAATGAATTTGCCAACCTGCCAACCAAGCCAGAGGAATTCGGATTGGTGCTCAAGGGCCTGGCTGAAAAAGCGCCGGAAGAATACACTAAGCTCGAAGGTGTACTGAAGGCGGCTAATGAGGCTATTGAGAAAGGTGCGCTGTACGCTGAGATTGGCCGTAGTGGAGCTTCTGCTGGAGACTCCGCTGTAGCCAAAGTTGAGGCCATGGCAGCCGGTCTGGTGCAGAAAGATGCTAACTTGAGCAGGATGGATGCGCTGGCAAAAGTGCTGGCCGAAAATCCGCAACTATACGAACAGTACCGCAAAGAGACTGCGGTCAGAGTTTAACGGAGGTGAAAATTTATGGCAACTGAACATTGTGTATTTGATATGAGTTTTAAAGCTGAGAACGATTTGAGCGCAAAGCAGTATTACTTTGTTGAGCTGAGTGCCGCTGACCAGGTGGATGTCTGCGACAATGCGGGGGATAAGCCTATTGGCGTGCTACAGAACAAGCCAACAGCAGGCCACGCAGCGCAAGTTAGAGTACTAGGGGTTAGTAAGGTTGTTTCAGATGGTTCTGGTACAGCTATTGCTGTAGGTGACTATGTTGGCACCGACGCAAGCGGCAAGGCCGTCAAAAAATCGACTGACAAGGATTTTGTTGTTGGCATTGCGCTTGATGCTTCGTCTGCCGATGGGACGGTTATTCGCGTTCTGCTGACCGGGCCGTTTACTCTGAGTACGACTTAATTAGCAATCAGAAAAAAAGGAGTGATTAGTAATGCCTAATCCTGTAGCAAGCACGTTGCATATAGACCAACTTCTTACTAATATTTCTATTGGCTATAAAAACCCTGAATATATCGCTGATCAGATTTTCCCGATTGTGCCGGTGCAGAAGCAGTCGGACATCATCCCGCAGTATGACCAGTCCCACTGGTTCAGGGATGAAGCTAAGCTGCGTGCACCCGGCACCAAGTCTGCTGGCGGTGGGTGGAAGGTAACGACTACTGCGAAGTATTTTTGCGACCGCTACTCGATCAGGAAAGAAATCGACGATGAAACCAGGAAGAACGCTGATGCGCCGTTCAACCTGGATCGTGATGCTGTCGAGTGGGTCACCGACAAATTACAGATGAGGCGTGAGGTTGCATTTGCTACCAACTTCTTTACAACTGGCGTTTGGGGAACGGACAAAACTGGCGGGTCGGACTTTACCCAGTGGTCAGACTATGCCAATTCCAGCCCGCTGACTGATATTGACTCGTATAAAGATACGGTGGAAGCTTTGATTGGCCGTGAACCGAACGTCTTTGTGATGGGGAAAGAGGTCTGGCTGAAGCTGAAATGGCATCCGGATTTAGTTGACCTGATCAAGTACACCCAACGGGGACAGGTCACTGTTGATCTGTTCAAGGCTCTCACCGAGTTCAACAAGGTGCTGATCGGGCGTGCTATTTATACCACGTCCGCTGAAGGTACTGCTGAGGCTTCAGTATCTTACAGCCGGATCTGGGGCAAGAATGCGTTGATGATCTACGTCCCTGAGCGGCCTTCGCTTCTGACACCCGCGGCAGGGTATACCTTTGTATGGCAAGTCGTCCCGAACGCACTGCAGTATATCAAGCGTATGAGGGACGAAGAACGCGAGGTCGACATAATCGAAGGTAACACATATTTTGACCAAAAAATAACTGGTGCTAATGCTGGGTTGTTCATAAGTGGGGCGGTGGCGTAGTAATGGCTAAAAAGTGCTGGGCAAGACGACCGTTCACTTATGCCGGTCAAGAGTTGGACCGGGGGCAAATTACCGAGCTCGTAGGCGCACGAAATGACGAAAAACTCGTGCGCCTCGGCTACTTGGCTCCGGTCGAGGGGAAGGCTGAAATTTACCAGTGTGCCGTCTGCGGGGCTGAGTTTATCGGCTACGCAGAGCGTGAATATCATGGTGACAAACGGCATTCTGACAAGGTTCGCACCCCTGAAGATGAAATTAGGATGCTCGAACGCGAAGAGAAGCTGATGGAAGAAGTTGCTCCTCTGAACCTTGACAAAACTGCTAGAAAGAGGAAGTGAGGGATGAGTAATGAACCGCTTGACTAAAGGAAGAGCTCTGGTTGGTGCTGTTACCACAGGAAAGATCACATTGAATAATGGTGAGACGATAGACAATGACACTAATGGGCTGGTAAATGTCACCGGAAAACTGAACTGCACGGGTGATTTTTCAGTTGCTACAAATAAGCTGACCGTAGCATCAGCTTCTGGCAATACTACTGTAACAGGCACATTGAGTGTAACTGGAGCGGCTACATTTTCTGATAAAATTGATATTGGAACCTACGTAAATTTTACGCCGGGCTCTGCTCCGAGCTCTCCAGCTGAAGGTGACGTATACTATGATAGTGCTGCTCAGAAATTGAAAGTCTATAATGGGTCTTCTTGGGAAACAATCACCTCTTCGTAATGGGGGTGGAGTGATTGATTACCAAGAAAATGTTATTAGAGAGGTTGGCGAAGCTGAAAGCCGAACGCGAACAGCTGGTTGCCAACCTCAATGCCTACAATGGGGCGATTCAGGATTGCGAGTACTGGCTGTCAGTGCTTGAGGGCGGTGAAAACAATGACGTGGAGTTACGACAGCAGCCTGGCGACTGATAAAGATAAAGTGCGCTTTTATATTGGGGATACCGACACAAATGACCAACTTCTTCAAGATGAAGAGATAAGCTTCTTGCTAGCTGAGGTGTCAAACGTGCTTTTGGCTGCCGCTCATGCGGCAAAAGCTATAGCGGCCAAGTTCTCTCGCCAGGCGGACAAGGCTATCGGAGACCTACGCATAAGCCTGAGCCAGAAGGCGCGGACCTACATGACCTTAGCCGCTGACTTGGAGAAACGTGCCTTGACTTCATCAGCCTACCCGACCTGGCAGGAGCCGGAAGAAGACGCGCGGTTTGAAATTGGGATGATGGAGAACATCTCTGTCATAGCTGACGAGGATGATGACTGATGGCACTGGAGCAGGACTTTTTAGAGTGGTTTAACCAGATGATCACAATTGAACCGTTTATTGGTGTCAACGCCTACGGCGAACCAGAATATGGGGCTGCTGTTCAATATTCTGCTTTTGTCCAGCGAAAGACGAAATTAGTGCGGGATAGGGCAGGACAAGAAGTTGTCAGCACTGCACAGGTATACCTGAACGGTTCGGTGGACGTCGGTATCCAGGATAGGATTACCCTGCCTGAGGGGAGCCAGCCGGTGATTCTGTCAATAGAAGTGCTCTCTGATGAAACCGGGAGCACGCATCACAAGGTGGTGAATACCTGATGAGCACGGTAACTATAAAGACTGCAAACGGCTACGACAAAACGCAAAATGCATTCGTGTTCCTAGATTTCTTATGTAAACGCTGTCTTGATGGCTATGTATACCACGGATATGGAAAGTATACGATTGATGCCGAGGCAACCGCATATCTACAGATAAAAACAGGTAGCGATGCTGTATGTTTCATGGTTGATTCTATCGTAACCGATGGAGACAAAATGACGCTGAAGATGTATGAAGGGCCGACCGTGACAAACGGGTTATCTGCTGTTCCGTTGATCAACCGCAACCGCACCAGTTCGAACACGTCATCCGTAAACGCTTACTCTGACCCATCAGGAGTTTCTGGCGGTGCTCAAATCGATGAATTCTACGTCGGCGGGACTGTGGGGCAAAAAATTGTTGGCGGTGACATACTTGCAGGACAGAAGCCATTAATACTCAAGCCCAGCGAAAATTACGTCATATCAATTACTAACGATGGTTCCGCAAGCAGCACAATACTATTACGATTCTCAGTTATAGAAAGCTAGGCGACATTCGATGAGGATAACAGTTGAGGTCAAGGGCACAGAAGAATTGCAACGCGCCCTGGAGAAGTTGGGCGAGCGGGCGCAGGCCGAGTTAGGGAAGGCGCTGTACGCTGAGGCGGAGCTTATAATGACCGAGAGCAAAAAACAGGTGCCGGTAGATACGGGGACACTGAGAAGTACCGGCCATGTTAAACAGCCAGAAACCAAAAGGGGTTCAGTTGAAGTCGAGCTCGGTTATGGAGGGCCTGCTGCACCGTATGCGGCAGCAGTCCACGAAGGATATGGTCCGCATGAGATCAGGGTGAGCAGGAAGAAAACATTAGCAGTTCCAGCGAGGAAGTGGAAAGGGTATGCTAATAGCTACGGCTCTGATCAGTTACCTAAGTACAGCAAGGATGGGAGATACGTTATATTGGGCAAAAAAGTGAGACACCCGGGGCTCAAGGGCAAAAAGTACCTTGAACAGCCTGTGAAAGAGGCAGCTCCGGGGTTGCCTTCGCGGCTGGCTGGGCGGCTGGAAAGGGCCTTATCAAAAAAAATGTAAGGAAATGTAAGGAGAGGATGATTGGATGGACCCCGCCATGGATGTGGCAAACTACCTGGAAAATCAAGGAATAGGAACAGTAAACACGGATATCTTCATTGGTCACATTAGGCCAGCTTCCCAGCACGTGCCTGTGAACTCAATTTTTGTTCAGAATACTGGCGGTCGTCCTCCCCAGAGGTTTCTCCGAACAAAGACAGAGATCAGGTACCCTAGCGTCCAGGTACTGGTTAGGTGGAGCAGTTATGAGGCTGGCCAGGCTAAGGCAGAAGCGATATATGACGCGTTAGAATCTGCGAGCATCTCCGGCTACCTGGACATAGTAGCTGACCAGTCGGCGCCCCTTTATCTGGGACTAGATGAGAACAACAACTACGGGTGGAGCCTGAACTTTACCCTGACCTATCAGGCTTAAAGGATGGTGAAGTGGCTTGTCTTTCAAACACGGCAGCAATGCACGGGTATACGTAAACGGTTACGACTTGAGCGCATACCTGAAAAACTTTTCCATTTCCGGTGAAGCAGAAACACATGACGTAACAACTTTTACAGCCACAGCAAAGAACTATATAGCTGGACTAAAAGACGCGACCCTGAGCGCAGACGGTGTTTATGACGGTGACACCGGAGCAGTAGATGAAGTTATACAGGCAGCACTAGGACAAGACGCCAGTATATGGACCTATTTCCCGCAAGGGGAAACAGCAGTTAGCGATGCTGGATATGGTTTTGACGCTATAGAAACTAGTTATGAAGTAGAAACTCCTGTTGACGACGTGGCTGCTGTTTCCGCCGAAGCACAGAGCAAGACGGGGCTGGAAAGAGTTTTGACTTACCATCCGCTTGGACAAGAAACAGAATCGGGAAATAGCACCAGCATTGACAACGGTAGCAGCTCTTCAAATGGCGGAGTAGGATACCTACAAGTCACGGGACTTGAGGGCGCAGCGCCTACGCTGGATATAACGATCCAGCATTCGGACGACGACGGAAGTACTGACCCTTGGTCCGCTATTTGCACGTTTACACAGGTGACAGCCGCGAACAGCAGCGAGAGGAAAGAAGTGACGGGCACAATCAAGAGATATACCAGGGCGGTGTGGACGTTTGGCGGAACTATAACCAACGCAACCTTCAGCGTTGCGTTTGGAAGAAAATAAGGAGGGATGAAACAAATGGCATTTACAAGTGGGCGTGTAGCAGTAATAAAGTTTGGCACTTCGGGAGCGACCAGCACACCTACTGATATTTCAGCATATGTTAAGAGTGTTTCCTTTCCAGAAGAAGTGGAAACACATGAAACTACAACCTTGGGTGCGACTTCAAAGTCTTATATTGCAGGGCTAAAGGACGCTACAATCAGCATTGACGGAGTATTTGATCCGACTGTAGACGAACACTTGAACGGTATTCTGGGACTGGAAGTGGCCTTTGAGTACGGGCCTCAAGGCAGTGATTCCGGCAAAGTGAAGTACACCGGGAACTGTATTTGTACAAGTTATGAAGCTGAGACGCCGGTTGACGATGTGGGAACTTTTTCTGCTGAATTTCAAGTAACTGGCGGGGTAACGAGGGGGACTTATGCATGATGGTGACTCAAAAATCTGATCGAATTCTTAGTTTCGAGGAAATTATGGCAATAGATGACATCAGCAAAGAAGAAGTGTTTATTCCGCAATGGAATACAAAGGTAAAAATCAAGGAACTCACCAAAGCTGCTCGTGATCGGCTAAGCAAACAGGCGACTATTAATGGCCAAGTTGACACCGACAAGCTGCAAATTCTTATGCTGGCTGAATGCTTGGAGGAGCCTAAAATCACGGTAGAGCAAGCCCAACAGCTTTGGGAAAAATCAGCCGCAGCAGTAGACAAAATTCTGTTTGCTATTCTTGATATAAACGGTCTCAGTGAATTGGCACAGAAAGAAATTCAAAAATCCTTTCGTGTTGGGAATGAAAGCTCCTAGACAGTATCCTGAGCAGGCGGAAAAGGTCTTTACCTTTCGCCTTGCCCGTGATTTAGGCATGACGGTGAAAGAACTGGGGGAGCGCATGACCGTTCGGGAGTTTGCCGAGTGGATGGCGTTCTACTGGGCAGAGGCAAAGGAGATTGAGTCGGCAAGGAAGAAAGAGGCAGCCAAGATGAAGGCTGCCTCCAGACACAGGCGTTAGTTTAGCACTACTTAAAAGTTCCGCTGTCGACCTTGATAAACACTTTGGGTGTAGGAGCAACCTTGAGCCATGTGATGCCATATTTTTTCTCGCCGGGCTTGAGATTTTCGGGATAGAACGCGTCAAATCCGAGTAGGCTGCCGTCAACATCCCGAGACTCTACTCTAACAGTGCCGGAAAAAGTTTTGTCGCTAGTATTTTCGGCCCAAATAACGACTTTGTGTTGCCCTTTAACATTTACCACATCTTGTATTTCTCCAGATACTTTAATTTTGGTAAGTTCTTCTTTGGATGCACTAGGACTACAGCCAGCAAGAATAAAAAGACTAAGTATACAGATAAGCAAGAAAGATAAAATGTTGCGCAAGTTAACCGCCTCCTTTTTGTTTTATTTTAACATACCATATTGAGAGTGGGGAAATAAAATGCCAGAAGTAGGTGCAATATTTGTTCGTATCGGCGCGAGGATAGACGAATTTGAAGCCGGAATGCGTAAAGTACAGGATAGGCTAAAGCAGGCGGAACAGCGATTTGAAGGCATGCGGGCAGTAGGGCAAAGATTTACAGCAGTAGGAGCAAAAATGGCTGCTACCGGTACGGCTATGGGAGTAGGATTAGGAGCAGCAGTCAAGACAGCAGCAAGTTTTGAAAGTGCCATGAGCCGGGTTAAAGCCTTATCGGGCGCGACAGGAGACGAGTTTGATAGGCTAAGGCGAACGGCAGAACAACTAGGGGCGACCACAGCCTTTTCCGCCTCCCAAGCCGCAGAAGGTATGCAGTTCCTTGCAATGGCGGGATATAATACAAACGAGATCATTGCTGCTATGCCCGGCTTACTAAATGCCGCAGCTGCGGGCCAGGTAGACCTGGGCACGACTGCCGACATTACTTCTAATATCCTTTCAGGCTTTGGCCTGGCTGCTAGCGAAACAGCTAGAGTAGCCGATGTGCTGACTAAGACGTTTACTAGCAGTAATACCACAATGGAAATGTTAGGAATAACTATGAAGTATGTCGCACCGCTTGCTAAATCTGCTGGTATATCCCTCGAAGAAACGGCGGCTGCAGCCGGTATTTTGGGCAATGCCGGTATTCAGGCAGACCAGGCCGGCACAGCCTTGCGCGGCATGATTTTACGTTTGATTGACCCACCTAAAGAAGCTGCTGAAGCGCTCGCGCAATTGGGAGTACAGACAACAGACGCGAGCGGAAAGATGTTACCTCTTGCTGACATAATTGCACAGGTGCAAAAAGCGACAGAAGGCATGACTGAAGCGCAAAAGACGGCGATAGCCACCCAAATAAGCGGAACTTATGCGGCTTCTGGGTTCTTAGCCCTGCTTGATGCTGGACCTGGCGTTTTGCGCAGTTTTACGGACGAGCTTGAAAATGCTGGAGGGACAGCAGACAGGATTGCAAGAGAACAACTGAACAACTTACATGGGCAGTTGACCATCCTCAAAAGTGGTATTGAGGGGATGGCTATATCTATAGGAACTGCACTTACCCCATATATTTCAAGACTGGCCGAGCTGGTACAGGGGCTGGTTGACAGGTTTAACAAGTTACCCGGTCCGGTTAAGCAAGGTATAGCCATCTTTACTGCTTTAGGGGCTGTAATTACGATTGTCGGCGGCGGCATGCTTATGTTTGCTGGCATGATAATGCAGGGTATAGTGGCAGTGGGAACAATGGTGACGGCTATTGGAGGGCTTTCTGGTGCTTTATCATTTCTAACAGGTCCAGTTGGTATTGCCATTGCCGCAATAGTAGGGCTGATAACCGCTGGAATGTTGCTATACAAAAACTGGGATAAAGTGAAATACTATGGCCTGCAGGCATGGGGGGCGCTCAAAAAATTTATACTTGATCGGATAGCCGAGATGCTGCATGGGATACAGGAATTTGCCAGCATAATTCCGGGGCTGGAAGACAAAATAGCAGGTGCAATTGCGAAAGTACAGGCGTTATCCCAGAGAGAGGCAACTATTTTAGATGCCAGGAAAGTAGCTTTTGAAGCCGCCAGCGCAGAAAAAGCTGCTGATAGGGTGCAAGCTGCCATAAATGAAACAAAACGGGAGATGGCGTCTTTGCATGATATGCAAGACCTGTTAGCTCAAAGCGGAGAAAACCTGGCTCTGGCTAATGATAAGATTTCTTCGTCTGCCGGCAAAGTGACCAAGGCTGCAGAAGAAGTCAAGTCAAAATGGGAAGCGACAAACGAAACCCTTTCCCTCTCTCTCCAAATAGTGCAAGCACGCTTTGACGTTCTCAGCAATAAGCTATCCGAAAGCAAAGATAGAGTGGCTCTGCTTGCAGAAAAAGCAAAAAGTCTGTCTGAGCAAATGCAGATACAGCAACAGATAGTAGAAAACTTACGTCAGGCACATGAAGCAGCAGCAAAAGCCAAGGGAATAGACGCGAAAGAAACCAAGGAGCTAGAATTGAAACTCATCCAGGCTGAAGCTGCCTTAGCCAGAATGGAAAAGGAGATGCGCGAGACCAAGCGGGCTGTTTCTGAGCAAGCGCAGCAGTTCAGGGATTTGGCTGCCGAAGTGGACAAAGTGAGGCGGAAATATGAAACCGACATGGCCGCAGCCCTTGAGGATTACCAGCGGAAAGTTGAGCAGGTAAACGAGAGGCTAATAGCAGACGAGAGAAAGGTAAGAGAAGAATACCAGCGATCTTTAGACCAGCGCACAAAATCATTGATGGGCTGGGTGGGCCTCTTTGACGAGGTAACTAAAAAAGAAGTTGCTGGCAAAACATTGTTACAGAACCTGAAAGATCAGGTGACGGCATTTAAAAACTGGCAGGCGAACATTCAGGCACTTGTAGCAAGAGGCGTTGACCAAGGCCTCATAGCGCAGCTGAAAGAGATGGGGCCGAAGGCCGGACCAGAAATAGCAGCGCTGAATAAGCTGACAGACGAGGAACTTAGGCAGTATGTAGAACTTTGGAAGGAAAAAAACCTGCTGGCGCGACAGGAAGCTATGTCACAGCTAGAACAGCAACGCTGGGAAATGCAGCAGAAACTCATGGAAATAAGGTCTAATGCTGCACAGCAACTTGAAGCCTACCGTGCAGAGTGGGCTAAAAAGCAGGCTGAGATACGCAAAAACGCAGAAGAAGAACTTAATAGAATTGAGAAACGATTCAAGGAAATGGAAATCGCTGGGACAAGATATGGTTCTAACCTCATGGGCAACTTTATCGGCGGCATACAGAGCAGGATGAGCCAACTCCAGCGCGTCCTTGAAAACATGGCGATGATGGTGGACAGCTATATGCCCCATAGCCCGGCCAGGATTGGGCCCCTTGCTAGGATAGATGAATGGGGACCGGGGTTGGTAGATACGTTTGTAAAGGGCATACAATCCAGGATGCCCGCTATTGAGCGTGCTATGTCTCGGATGGCTGGGGCTTTTGCTCCTGGCGGCAGTTATATTCCTGTTGCAGCAGGGGCCGGAAGCACAACAAACACGACAATCATAACAAATACTTTCCATATCACAGTCTCCGGTAGCACGACTAGCGAGCAAGCGGAGGATTTGATTAGGGAGTTAGCTAGAAGGGGTGTTAAGTTCTAATGGCTAGGCAGGTACTGATAGCAGGGACAGACAGAACAGGATATATTCTTTTAGAAGGATTCAGAATTGAGCAGGTGCTAACCAGCACAACAGACACCTTTAGTTTCCGAATTAAGGATATTCAACCAACCGAAGGACAGGAAGTAATTGTTGATGACGGTGCTACAAAACTATTTGCAGGTATAATTGATCGGGTTAAATTGATAGACACGGACAGGGACGGATATAAAATATACGAATGTTCGGCGCAGGACTATATATATCTACTGGACCGGAAATTGGTTGTGGAAACTTACGAGGATAGAGCTGCTGACTGGATTGTCAAAGACATAATATCCAAATATGGTGGCGGGGTATTTACAACGAATAATGTCAAGTCCGGTGCGCCGACGGTAGAGTATATCTCTTTTGATTATAAATACCCAAGCGAATGTTTTAAGGAACTTGCTGACTATGTTGGTTGGGACTGGTATATCGACTACGACAAAGACGTTTATTTTTTCAATCCCTCAGGTGAAGCCAGTCCTGCGCCTATGACGCTGGAAGCAGGGGCGAATTTCCGTAACCTCCGGCACGACATAGATACCCAGGGCCTCCGCAACCGCGTCTACGTCCGAGGTGGGACAATGCTGTCCGACTCCTGGACGTATGAAGTCAAAGCAGATGGTTCGGCTAGGGCGTGGGTGCTACCGCACAAGCCGCACGACCTTAGCATGACCGTCGGTGGCAATCCTGTGACAGTGGGCATTGAAAACGTCCATGACGAAGCCGACTACGACTATATGATGAACTTTCAGGAGAAATATGTTCGCTGTTCTACCCAAACGACCACCCCGGCCCAGGGAACTACGCTGGCCTTCACCTACAAGTACGACATCGACGTGATTACCATGGTAGAAGATCTCGCCTCCCAGCAAGCCATCGCCGCCGTCCAGGGGGGTGATGGTGTTTATGAACACGTTATTGTAGACGACAGCCTTACTACCATTGACGCTGCCGAAGCCGCTGGGAACGCCGACCTGCGGGAGCACGCTAATCCTCGCGTTAAGGGGAGTTTTGAGACGGAAGTCCCCGGCTGGGCACCCGGGCAGCTTGTAACAATAAACCTGCCCGACCGGGGTATCCAGGGAACCTTCCTGGTGCAGAAGGTGACCATCACTCCCTGCACCCCAGAGAAGTGGACATACCGGGTGGAGTACGGCGGGCGGCTCCTCGGCATAGCGGACTGGCTGCAGGCTTTATGGAAAGCGCAGCAGAAGAAGAAGCTAAATGAGACAACAATCCTGCACAAATTCACTTACGGTCAGGAAAAGGTGCAGGTGGCGGATGAAATACGCACCATACCGCAGAAGCTGCCGTACTATGTGCGCGAAGGCCCGAAATTTAATCGTGGGTCTGCGGCATATAAGCAGGACGGCACGCAGGTTGCTACCGACCAACCCCGCTTCGAGCAAGGCAAATTCGGCCAAGCGGTGATGGTGGAAGAGGGAACGACGAACGTTATTCCTCTTGATAAACAGAATGATTTTTCTTTGTGGACTAGCGAGAACCACACAGATACTGGGAAAATTGTAGAAACACCTATTGGAGGTTTTGCGAAAGTATGGTCTGTTGCAGACGAGGGGTATATTTATCTTGATTTAGAGTCTGTTTTTTCGGATGGGCAGTTCACAACAGTAAGTCTTTATGTATATCCTAATCAGGATTATACTTTTCGACTTCGTTGGAATAACAGGTTTGTGAGTGTGTTTGCTCCTGCTAATGAGTGGACTCGATTAGTTAATACACAGACTTATGATTCTACTCAATCATTCCCTGACCGCATCTTGTTAGGCTATAGAGATAACGATGGAGCTTCTAATCCACCAGAAGGATTTGAAGTAGTATACTGTATGGCACAAGCAGAAGCCAAGCCCTACGCCACTTCCTTCATTGGCGACACCCGCTCCGCCGAAACCCTGACTATCCCAACGGAGGGAGTGCTGAGCCCGCAGGAGGGAACGGTAGAATGTTGGGTGTATGTAGATACTGTGTTATGGAGTTCTTACCCTGCAATTGACGCGCGACGTCCGATTTGGAGTACGGGAATCGGTAATTTGGTTGGCACCTATGTACTCTACTATTTCCAATTAAACAAGGTCATTAGGTATCGTATTATAGGCGATGGAGGAGTAATTATAACTATCCAAGTAGCTTTATCAAACTTAACAAGTGGATGGCACTTCTTTTCGTGTACTTGGTCTGCACAAGCAATGCGACTTTTCATAGATGGAGTTTTGGTGGACCAAGCAGTACCGACCTTAGCAAGTAACTTCTATCAAAATGTCTTGGACATAGGAAATCAGCAAGGTGCGCAACAAATTGGAACACTCATCGACGACCTTCGTATCTCCAGCATCGCCCGCACAGACGAGGAGATTGCAGCAGCATATATGAGC